TCTCCCCAAAATCGGATTTCATCTTTAGTTTGGCATTCTTTAATTATTTCAGTATCGTGTTCGAACCCATGAACCTTTAGATGGCTTTTCCAGTATACTCCTGACCCTGTATACTTAAAATGATCTATCTCTGTTGTTTGGCCAAGATATTTCAATCCGGTAATTTTATGGGTCTTAACGTAAAGTTTATAAATATTCATGCTGATTGTCCTTTCTAAGATAATACAGTTAGAGTAGTTGGGAATCCCCATTCCGCGAACTACACTTTTATTTATCACACTTACCAAAACACTTGATTTTTTTGTAGAAAGTAGTATAATCATATTATGCCAAAGATAGATATAGTCATCAACCCTGCTAACCAGGAACCAGTTGAATACTCTGGACGAGTATTCAATGGCTTTAAATGCCCAAGGACGGGATTGGTATTCCGGTTTAAGTCAGCGTATCTTAAACATCTTAAACAATATGCCAGGTCAGAGCGGGCCCGGAAAAAATCGGAAAATGGAGAAGTAGCCGGCAATTCAATATTGTATTATGCATTTAGTTCAGCCCCGGATAAAGATCAGAAACAAGCATTCTGTCGTGCCAAAGACTTTCTGAACACCGCGTATGGATTTAATAATTGGTCTACTGAAGATTTAGATGTTTTGAGTAATTATATTTTAACAGTAGCAATAAAGCGACGAAAATAAGAAAACCCGGAGTACACTTTTCCGTTATGTGAAGTGGGTTAGGCAAGAGACCATAGTTGCCCGGCGCTTACGATCCGCCTCATAGTCCCATCGTGGGGAGCCTGGAAAAATCGTAGGTCATTTCTAATTTGGCCAAACGTGACAGATATTAGATGAATGGCTCAATAGCCCTGTCCCGGGACTCTGTGGTGGAGTCGCCGGGACACCTTTTTATGTTGCGACTAAGATTAGAATAAATATTTGATGAAAAAAGTTTTAACGATCCTTCTGCTTCTCTGTGCTATTACGGGATGGGCTCAACCATTGGAAATTATCGCGTCTTGGCCCGCTGCCGGCCCCACAGATGTATTCGCGCGGGCAACTCAGCGATATTTAATGGAACGTATAGCCCGCCCGGTTGTAGTTGTCAACAAGCCAGGCGCAGATGGACGAATAGGCGGCAGATATGCACTTACCAGACAACCCGACGGCTCCAGCATCGTAATTGTCAGCACCGGGTTTCTTGTGTTTAACAAAGCGTTAACTACTAATCCTGGGTACGATTACACAGACTTTGACCTAGTAACTCCAGTAGTCAGAACACCGACTGCAATAATTGTTCCGATGAATAGTAAGATTAACAACTTTCAAGATTTTGTTGTAGCATCAAAGAACACCGCAATGAATTGCGGGACAAGTAATCAGGGCAGTGCATTTTCCGCCGAGTATCTAAAATCAACTCTGTCACTGTCTAAATTAGAAATGATCCCCTTTAAGGGCGGCGCAGATGTGTTGACCTCGTTATTAGGTGGACACATTAATTGTGCGATAGACACATTCGCCTCATACAAAACAGCGCACATTGAACATCGTCTGAAAATAATCGCTATCGCCGCCGGCGAACCTGATCATGCACTGCCCGAGATTTCATTGATAAAAACTACGATTCCTGGGTATGAGTTCTATAATTGGTTTGGTGTCGGCATCTTAGTTAATACCCCGGGCAGTATCAAAGACCCTATGTTGAAACTATTATCGGATATGTACAGTGACCCTAGGTTTATTGACTCTCTTGCAACTACTAATTTTGAAATAGTTAAACCCTCGTACACTCATGCATCACTTGATAAAGAATATCACAGAATTAATAAAATACGAGAACAAATCGGCATTCACCGGGTAGAATAACATGAACAAGTACGACAGCAATGAAGGGGACTACGGTTATTACACCGTTAACTCTGTGATATATTTCAACAAGATAGAGGCTATTCTGGCAGCAGAAGCAATAGGAACGCGCCCGGTGTTTATCTTTAATGACACCTCGTATGATAAACTTAATTGGATGGTCGAGCCGGATGAAACACTAGAACAGTTGTATGCAAAACGAGCATGGGAAATAAGGAACAAGTACGACTACTTAATTCTCCACTACAGCGGCGGATGGGATTCAAACAACATCTTAGAAACATTCGTTAAAAACAAGATTCCGCTTGAAGAAGTATACTTGCGTGGCCCGCTTACTACTGCGAACAATGACATAACTGATACTCGCGCCTCCAACATGTTTGCTGAGGTTTATTTTAATGCGTACCCTATTGCACAACATGTAAAGGAGACTTATTATCCCGATCTAGTAATCAATGTAAAGGATGTTACCTCTGGTGTTTTAGATTATTTCTCAACAGAGAATAATGCGGACAACTTCTGCTCACCTAATAGGCGCGGAGCTAATTTCTCTCCTTCAAGTTTGATCACACGGGCTGATAGTGATATTCTTGATCCTGGACATAAACAGTTAGTAGAGTCGGGCAAGAGAGTGGGACATATATTGGGTGTTGATAAGCCAATGATGTTTGTAGAGAACGGTGAATTCAAGCTCCGATTTCTTGATAAGTTTTTAGGTATGTTTTTCCCCGGACGAGCATCTGCGGTAGATTTGCCGGTGTACCAGGAACCATTTTATTGGGCAGCGTCTACTGGTCCGATGATATCTAAACAAGCCCATGCCATAAAGAATTATATTAAACTACACAACATAAATCCCAACAAGATGAACAACACGCGGAACCGGGGATTTCACGATTTCATCGGTAACATCATATATCAGAGGCAGTTCAAGTTGAACTTCAATCCTGATAAATTTACAACTATCTCAGTGGCGTTTCCCTGGGATGAATTCTTCTTTAGGGACCCGGCGGCCGAATATCTTAAAAATTGGAAAAATAGTATGGACCAACTGGACAAGTTAGTTCCGACGAATTGGAAGCACGATGGGACCATTTATAAAGGTGTATGTGGTATTTTTACTAAAAGTTATAGTGTGGGCTCATAATGTACGATGTAATTATCTTTACTGACATTACTAGTTTGCATTATGTAGGTCGCGCAATAGGTGCATATAAATGTGCTTATAGTTTGCGACAAGCAGGGTATGAATGCTTAGTAGTAGACCATCTGAGTGGGTTTACACCAGCTGAACTAGATACAATGTTGACAAAAGTTATCACCGATCGAACGTTGTTTGTAGGTGTCAGTACAACTTTTATGATGTCTATAGATACACCTAGTCAGTATAAACGCCTTTCAAACTCAGTGGTACCGCAAGGCCGTGAAACTGAGGATAGTATGGTTGAGTTGATACGGCAACTCAATCCGCGGTGCAAAATAGTAACTGGTGGGAATTTACCTCATGCAATACAAAACGGATCGGGTATTGATTACTCGGTTATAGGTTACGCTGAGGCTTCAATCGTGTCTCTTGCTAATCATTTGCGTCACGGTGATAAAATGCCTGGTAGTTACCGCAGCTTGTCAGGAACTATAATCGTAGACGACCGCACCGGGTCGAATCACGACTTTGTTAACTCTCCATTTAAATGGGGAGAGCATGATGTTGCTAATATGAAAGTATTGCCTATTGAAATTGCACGCGGGTGCATATTTAGATGTAAGTTCTGTTCGTATCCAATGAATGGAAAACAAAATTTAGACTTCATACGTCCCGCTGACATTTTATATGAAGAAATGTTAACCAATTATTATACATTTGGGGTTACTGATTACCTGTTATTAGATGACACATTCAATGATAATGAACCTAAATTAGATATCATGTTGTCAGTGGTGAAGAGATTGCCGTTCCAACCAAAATTTTGGTGCTATGCCCGATTAGACCTTATTGCAAGAAATCCTGCTACTCTTGAAAAGTTATATGATATTGGTCTCCGTGCAATGTACTTCGGTATAGAAACTCTAAATAGAAAAACAGGATTAATAATAGGTAAAGGATATGACAGGTCAAAGCAAATTGCAATGATATCAAATATACGGCATAAGTACGGCAATAGTTTGAGTCTGCATGGTAGTTTTATAATAGGTCTACCTGAAGAAGCAGTGGAGTCTGTAGAAAAAACATACAATGATATAATGAATGAAACTATCCCGTTACACACGGTAGTATTTAATGGGTTAGGTATTGCCAGAGCAGAAAGAAACCCGTTTCCAAGTGACTTGGAAAAGAACTATTTGAAATACGGTTACGCGGAAGATATGACCGCCCAATCACCCACATTTATTAATTGGAAAAGCAAACATATGACGTATGATATCGCTAAACAAATGGCAGCTGATTATATGTCTGTTGTCGCTCAGAATCCTCGTTTTTATATCAGTGGCCACCTTGGGTTTGGTTTAAAGAATCTCGGATACTCAGAGGAATACGTGCAAAACACAACTGCTGATACAGTTAACTGGGATATCATTTCCGACGAAAAATGCACCTTCGTCCAACAGTATAAGAAAATATTGTTTGGACGATTAGGAATTGACATTTAATCTTGTCTGTGCTATAATAGCTGCATAGGAGAACAAAATATGCCGTTTATTCAGAACTGCGCTGCAAGCGATATCGCCAGTGGAACTTTCTACAAAGATCCAGGTCCAAATTCAATGCTGATCCAAATTAGCGATCCTGCTGGTTGGGTGCCTGACCCTAAGCACCTTTTCGCGGAGGTGCATCAATTTGAATTCCTTGACATTGAAAAAGACGATCATGTTTTTGACGAGGCATTCCGCTGCACCCAAAAGCAAGCAAGCGACCTCGTCCGATTACTCCAACACGCCCTCGAACTTGATATGAACGTCACTGTCCATTGCTTCGCAGGTATCTGTCGTTCGGGCGCAGTCGCCGAAGTTGGTGTGATGATGGGATTCGAAGATACTGGTCGTTATCGTCAACCTAATCTTTTGGTCAAGCACCAGATGATGAAAGAACTCGGGATGACCTACGACCCTGACGAGGAATCTGAACCGGTCAATCTGCTGCCACCGAACGTGACAGAGGATACCCTTAAGGTATATCTCGGTTATCTGACACTGCCCGGTAGTTCAACCTAAGGAAAAACAATGTGGTTTTCAAAACCTGATTACATTGCGCCCGTCACCGCGCCATCTACGCACCCGTCTCCTACGATGGATACACCGTCGGCATGACCGATGACGAACGAGTTATGTTGCGACTAACATCAGGTTACACCACATTGTCGGTGACCATGAATGAAGCTGGTGTTCGCCGAATGATTAGATTGCTTGGAGCCACATTACCGGAGGAAGAAGATGATCAATCTGCACCTAAGTCTGACTAATCCTTGGTACAAGGAAAACTTCAAAAACCTATTCTGCCGTTCTGGTATGATTACCGAACACAAAGCATGGGAATTTGAAGTTTGTCGATATTCGTATGACTTACTCAAGATAAGTTTTGATTGGTCAGCGCGGTGTGACCACGCTGGGCCGTCGTTGGAGGTGTGCTTATTCGGGTACGGCGCGGAGGCGAAGATTTACGATACTCGTCACTGGGACTACGACAATAACTGTTGGCAACTGTAACACAACTGTAACAGAACATTCATAACAAATAGATAAATAAGGTTATGATACACTACATCCGAGACACAACAAATTCATTCCTATCGTTTGTCAAAGACGATCCTGTACGCCCTGAGATTCCAGCAGAGTTCCGCGTGAGTAACGGCAGATTAGTCATTGTACTATCTGACGAAACTCCCGAGGACACTCCCGAAGCAATGGTGTGCGTAAGTTTTCATAATGCGATTCCTGAAAATGTGGCCGGTTTGGATAATACTGCCGAATCCCCTACTTGTGCTGTATATTATACGGTGTGGAGTTATAAACCCGGCGCCGGCCGAACTGTATTAATGAAGTCAATGGATTACATTAAAGTACATTTTCCGACAGTGACCACGTTTGTGACATTGAGCCCCAAAACAGATATGGCTCGCAGGTTCCATTTGTCAAATGGTGCTGTATTGTTCCGTGAAAACGAAACTACGATTAACTACTTATATTCTTGATTTACATTTATCACCGTGATAACGTTTGTAGTTACCGTCATCGAAAAAAGAATGGCAATGCGGGCACTCTTTTTTAACTTTGTTCTGAAAATGATGATTACCGGCATCAACTAACTTTCGCTGTGTTTCCCGTTGAGAAGTTCCGTCACCTAACCAGTTATGCGTTCCCTCGATCACCCTTCTGCGAGAAGTTCTTCCTTGAATCTCTCCGCCTAACATATGATATGTACCTGCACTAACCAAATCGGATACTACACTTGTACCATCTGCTCGTTTTAAGAGATGATGGGTACCGTCTTTAACTCGTTGTCGTGTTGCATTTGCAATAGCCTCTCGAAATACACGAATTCTTTCTTCTGACATGTTTATCTGTCCCGATAACCCCCTCCAAGCATATAAGTCTTGCCATCTACCGAATGATTCAAATAATAACCGATGCGCCTCTGCGTGTTCTTTTACGGTTAATGAAACAATATTATCCGGGGAATCAGTTCCCCCTGCGTGGCGCGGAATGATATGGTGTTTGTGATAAATAGTCATGCTGATACTCCTTGAAAGTGTTAGAGAGGGCGGAGGTCGTAACTCGTGGCTCTCACTTTTATTTAGTCCTTATTTATGAATATGTTTCCGGCAATTCGGTTCAGTTATCAGAATGATGACTATAACCTGGCCCGTGAAATAGTTTGTAGAAAATTAACTGAGGCAGTTTCTACTGTCATTCCGCTCCCCAAAGAAATCGTAATACGAATTGCCAATTTAGGACCGGCCACGCACGGCTCCACTGCAGTGGAATTTAGATTTAGAAACCGTGTGACTATCAACAGCACGTTATCATTGGAAGAAATTCCAGAAGTTCTGGTTCACGAACTGATACATATAAATCAACTTCATACCGGAGTATTAAAAGCATCCAGAATTGGCACTTATTATTGGAATGGTCAACCATATAAAATAAACGTAAACACGATGACTTTTGAGCAGCATCAGCAGTTGCCATGGGAGGTTGATGTGTTAGCCAGACATGAAGGTGTATTATCAGAGGCACTTGTCTATGCGATGAAACGATAAATACTTCATGTCCGATATTCCACTTAAACGCCGTAAACGCCGCGCCGATACAAACCATGTCATATATGTGGTTACCAACACATTAACCGGTGAGCAATATGTGGGTTTAGCCGTTATCAGCCCGGCCGGAGTATATGCGGCCATGCGGGTTCGTGCCCGAAAGCATGTTCAAAGAGCCAACGCAGAGAATAAAGACTGGGGTCTGTGCAAGAGCATTCGTGAATATGGACCTGAGGCTTTCACTTTTGGGTTGCTCGAAGTCGTCCGAGGTAAGGCTGCGGCCCATGTCCGAGAACTTGAATACATCCGCGCCTACCATCCAGTCCTTAATACATTCCGGTAATGCTTTCACCAAAATACTATCTTTTTTATAAGGTGTGTGCTATAATAGCAGCATTGATAGTAATGATGTGGTGG